CCGCAATATGACAATTCAAAGAAACAACCTCATGTTTCTAGAACGGCAGCTACAGCATCAAGTTACAAGTGTGCGACCCGGGTTGAAGCTGATGACTGGGAGGAGAATGACAAGTATCTCTCTGTGAAGAAGAACATACTGCGTATGCGCTACACGGTTCCTGGAAAAGTTGATCGTTTGATGTGGGTTCTCATGGTGGATAATGTGACTGTGTTGGTTCCAAATCATTTTTTGAAGAAGTTTTTCAAGGAACCTGATCCCGAGAAGCAAATGTATTTAGAGTCAGTGATTCGAAAGACTGGTGTTTCAGTGGGATGGATGGCAGTTGCAGTTACCCCGACAAATGTGGCAACTTTGTCGGATACTGGCTTTTATGGGGGAGAGAGAGATCTGGCCGTGGTGAAATTGATTGATCATACACTTGGAGTTCGTTCTATTCGAGATATAATAATGTTGGATGCGGATAGAGTGAAGATGAGAGAATCTGTGCAGCAGGCGTGGTGGTTTGATCGGAATATGATTGATAAGGCAGTGTGTAGTTTTGCTTCTCAGATTGAGAATTACGATGGTGAAGTTTCAATGGTTGGTAAGACTGCAGAGTTGTCTGATCTTGGAAACTGCGGTAGAGTTTACATGTTGCGAAATCGCACTGTGCAGAGACCGATCGTTGGATTGCACGTGTGGGGACGAGTTGATCGTGAGGGCATAGAGCAGAAGTTGACAGGTGTTGCAGATTTTTCATTGGAGATGATTTATCGTGCAGAGGAATTGATCGCGGAACGTGTCTATATCCCAGAGACGATTGATCCATGGTTTATTGAAGCTGAATCTGGAGTCTTGGTTGAGGAACAGGAGGAAGAAGAGTGGTTTGATGCGGAGACAGATATGGTTGGATTAGTAAAATGGAATGATGTTCCGTTAACTAGACACCAGCCAAGAAAATCAGTGTTTACTCCTTCTGGTTTGGCTCATCCAAAGTGGAAAGATGAGTTTGCACCAGCCAAGATTGGTGTAGTAAATGGTGTGCATACTCTGAAGACAAATTCACAGAAGTTTCATGTTGTGGCGGACACAACAGTGTCCCCAGGGATGATGAACAGAGTAGTGGATTACATGGTTGCTCGTATTCCGGTTACGGATAAGCCAGAGCTAACCATGGAAGAGATGATTAATGGTCTCCCTGGGTTGTCTCCTCTTTGTTTGGAGACATCCCCTGGATTTCTTTCCAGGTATTACAAAGAAGGAAAGAAAGAATTGTTTGAAGCACTGCCTCAGCAGATTGGTGAACCAATAAAGTACGTGTTGAGTACCACTGCAAGGGAGCGGGTCATGGATCATAACCAGAAGACTTTCGAGGAACATTTGATTGCAGAGGATGTCCGAATCACAGAAGGAAGTGCACCACATTGTTTGTGGATAGCAGTCAACAAGGATGAGTTGTTAAAACGGGATAAGGTTGCTCGTGGTAAAGTGCGAGTGTTCATAGCTCCTGAGTTAACTTATACTTTGTTATTGAGGAAGCACTTTGGGCATTTCATTGCGTGGTACAAAAGTCAGGCTGGTTTTCGTCTGTGCCATGGCATAGGCAACGACAAGGATGAGGTTTGGAAGGAGTACTGGAAGCGCTTGAATGAAGTTGGAGACCATGGGTTCGATTGTGATTATTCGAACTTTGATGGAACAGTGACGGATCAAGGAATTAGTGTTGTGGGACACTTGGCAGATCAGTATTACGGACGACGTAACAGGAAGGCCAGATGGGCCTTGTTGTTTGGCTTAGTGCATTCTTATGTGATAGTTGACCAAGTGGTCATTCAGACACATCAAGGTAACAAGTCAGGTAACCCTGCGACAGATGTTTTTAATTCCATAGTTAATTGGTTTAACATGGTTGTCGCGTTCTGTTGTTGTCAGGTGCACAAGTGCATTCCTGTCTCAGTTGGAGACTTTGCCAAGAGTGTTCGATGTATCACTTATGGAGACGATGTGATTGTGTCGGCGTCAGTGGAGACTTTGACATGGTATAACAGAGAGACAGTGGCTGCTATACTATCGCTGCTTGGTTATAAGATAACAGCAGCGAATAAGACTGGAAAGATGGTTCCTAGTGAACGTCTGTCAAGCCTGACTTTTCTGAAGAGTCCTTGGGTCGAGAAAAAGGGATATTATCTCTCACCTCTCCCAATGGAGGTCATTTATCGTGACCTCATGTGGACAAGACGTGTTAATCTGGGAGATCAAACCGTTATGATGATGAAAGTGTCGGCAGCGTTAAGGATGGCGTTCCAGCATGGACGTGAGGTTCACGAGAAACTCGTTAAACAACTCGTGAAGATCGGTTGGCCGGCGGACAAACATGTCGAGGCCAACTGGGAAACTCTCTGGCGGGAACTGATTGGTAAACAGGATGTTGCAGCCGTGCGTGGTGCGGAGGATGCGATCATGCTCATCGAGTGGGGAGAAAGTGAAGTACAGTGGACTGATATTGGTAACTGGCCGGAATTTGATGACTGAACAGCAACAGTAAATGCTGGTTGACTGGTACCCGTGGGGCACTTTGACAAAAAGTGTCTCCTAATTTAGTGATATGTTGGTGGTGGTATTGTCCAAACATGGAAAATGTTTATAATTATATGTATGGGGCCCGTTTCGTGAGCGGTTAACCTCGAACAGAAGACCAGGTCACGCCTGGCATTGAGTGTAAGTCTTGATCATGGATATTTTTGTCATGTATGTGTGTTATGTATGTGTATCTATGTTGTAATTATTTATCGAACAGCAAAAAAAAAAAAAAAAATAAAATCATAGAACGGAAGAAAAAACCTCTAAACTCAAAACAACCTGTAAAATCCAACGCCCGCTTCTGC